GCTTTGTTCTTCCTACGACAACTTTTAGTTATCGGTAAGAGGATCGAAGTGGTTTGCTCCGACGATCGCACTTCAGCGAAAGTAGGAGAATACCATGACATCGAACGTGGTCTCCGCAAACCCAGTTTTACCTGGGACTGCGATGAACTACACCTCGAGCGAACGGGTAGAGGTGGTTCCCCCGATGAGGGAGAGTTACCTTCCCGAGATTGCCGTCATTGCGACGGCGATCTGTTTTCTCATGATTGTCTTTTTCATTCTCTTCCCGAAGAAATCGGGGACGAGTCTGTAGAGAGCAATCGTGAGCTTTCATCGCGCGAGGATAGGCGCAATCGGAGTGATCACATGCGTGTGCATCTTGCACAAGCTGTTGATCATATCTATCCTGTGCTTAATCGCTATGACGATCTGTTCCATACCGGATACAGAGAGTCAGACGGTAAAGCCAGACTAGCCGATATACGTCTCCTCAATAAGATCCAAGAAGTTGCGGATCTTATCTTCACACGCTTCGACGAGCTCAACGTACTCGAGTTTAGTAATGAGTGCGAAGAGAACGCTTTAGGCGTGGGCTTTAAACATGGCCCTGGTGCTGTAGCGGAAAGACTCAAGAACTCTGAGAAATCAGGGTTCCCAAACTGGCCGCAAAAGCTCCAACATACCTTTCCATATGAGTACTGCGGGAAAACCGTAGGTGCTCCTATGGACCGGCCACTCAATCATGAAGTGGCCGCTCGTCTGATTTGCGTGCCAAAGACCGCAAAAGGTCCTAGGCTTATTGCAGCAGAGCCGACAGCACATCAGTGGTGTCAGCAACTGGTGCTCAGATTCTTGTTTGATCAGTGTCGACGGCATTTTGGCTCGTCGTTCATTGACTTCAAGGATCAAAGCAAATCAGGCGCGTTGGTGTTGGATGCTTCCCGTGACCGTTATCTGGCGACAGTAGATCTATCTGACGCTAGTGATCGGCTTACGTGTTGGACCGTGGAACGCGTATTTCGGACGAATGAGTCCATTTTACGCGCTCTGCACGCCGCACGTACGAGGTACATTAGAGATGAAATCTCTAATGTCACGAGCTTCCTGTCATTACGGAAGTTTGCCTCGCAGGGTACAGCAACGACGTTCCCAGTAATGAGTCTTGTCATGCTCTGTATCGCTTTGGGTTCTACCCTTGGCGATTCAGAACGTGTGACTTGGCCCAAAATAAAGGAACTTCGTACCAAGGTTCGTGTCTTTGGTGATGATATCATCATTCCTAGACACGGGTACGAGCGACTAGTGAGAGCCATGGAACTCCTTCAGTTGAAAGTGAATCTAGCCAAAAGCTATGTTCACGGACACTTTAGAGAGTCCTGTGGC